GTTGCCTAATAAAGATAGACAGGCTGACCTTTGTTGATAGTTACAGAGTCTGCGCTTCTGACGTATGCGTGAATGGTCTGCCCAAGAACAGAGATTGCATTTCCGCCAGTCAAGCCGAGTTGCAAACTCCCGTCTGTCGAATCCCATGTGACTCTGCCGACAGCATTGGCCGATGATGCTGTGGTGTCAAAATCAATATAGTCAGGAGTAGCGATTCCGCCTGTAATACCTGACAACGAGGTGATGTCGTTGTTCGCGCCTTTCTTTGCGCCGTCAGGCCATCCAGTACGAACAACAATTTCGTCGTTGGACTGCTCAATGACAACAGATTGCAAAGTCTCATCAACAAAGACAGACGGTTTGTCGTTTTTTATTACGACAGACTGCGTTGTTTCGTTGACAACAATGGTCATCGCGTAACCTCTGCGTCAATGGTAAAACACCCTTGCAGCAATCGAGTAACTGTTCCCGCACCTGACACAATCTCTAGGTCATAGACATACTCTCCGGCCACAACAGCAGCCGTATCCGTAGCAGATACGAGCAGCGTGATTGTTCCGGCAGTACCGCCGAGCGTGATTCGGCTATTCTCTGTAGTCAGCGACAACAGTACGGTCGAAGAATCAGCCGTCGCTCGCACTTGCATCCGAGCCGTGTAGCCGGTCAGATCAGTCGGCGTGGCGGCAGAATCCTGCCAAGTCATCACGCGGCTAAAGGTTGCGCCCTGATCGCAAACGATGTCGTAATTAGCCGCCATTGCTCACCTCCGGTGGGATCGGAGAAGTCCCGCCGGGGAGGGTGACCCCAAATCCGGCGATGATTTCTTCTTCTGCCGATCGCTCGCGCATAACGTCTTCAATATCAAGTCCACGCTCTGCAAGAGCCTGTGTTCGGGTCATCAATCCGTTGTTGATGGCAACGATCTGGGCTTCAGCCTCGTTACGAGGATCGACCCATTGCCAACCGCGTGGAACCCATTGCGTAGCGGAAAACTTAAAAAATTTGTTTGCCGGTAAATTGACCACGCCAGAGTCAAGGGTTTGGCGTAACCATCGCAGATAAACCGGCTGACAGAAATGCTCGATCATCCAATACTGGACGGTGCGCCAATGATCGCGCTCCTCAAGCAAGCCCTGACGGATGGACGAATATGAGACAGCCTCTAAATCGTTCGCCAATGACGTATAAGACACGCCAAGGCCAGAGGCTATACCTCGCAGCATGGCCTTCTCAAAGTCCCTAAAAGCCGTCGAGGGGTGCTGTGGGTCGTATGCTTTGAAATCTACACCGGCAGGGAGTTGCGAGAACTGCCCCGGCTGAACGTCCATTTGCAACGTGCCGTCTGCACCGTTGCCGTCGCCTTGATACTCATCGCCCGATTCGCTGACGAAGAAGCCCATCTTCGATGCCGAAACGCGAGCGGCTACCAGTTCCGCTTCCTCGTAGCCGCCGAGCATTTTAAGGCGAGTCATAGCCGTAGCCGTCCACGGAGTCCCGCGATTCTGCCCGATACGGTCAGAGCGGAAAGCGTGAATCATGCGTTCGGCAGGGATGCGCTCGGTCTTTGGCGTTGAGGCTGCAACTTGATAGTCATCGGGCGGGCGAACGCGAACGTGATAAGCAATCGGGCGACCAGAGGCATCGACCTCGATACCCATGCGAATCTGCCCACCGTTAGCAAGCACCTCGTTCTTTTCCTGATCGACCATATCAGGGTCGATGAACTGCAAGCGGAATCGATACGGGTTAGCGTTGTCCTCAACGAATAGCACGAAGCACTCGCCGTCGCGCACTACCGACTCGATGAATACCCGCTGTGCGTCAACCCACGATAACCGACCGTCTACGGTACAGGTTCCCGGCTGACCCCAAGCCATGAAAGCGGCTTCTAGTTGTTGGTTCGCTACTTGATCCAACGCACCGTTCGGCTCTCGCGCACGAACTTGCAGCGTGATCCCTTTCGGGCCGACAACGTTCGTATCCACAAGGTCGAGATACCGACGCGCATAATCGTTGTTCTGGCAAAGGTCGCGTGACCGCGCTCGCATTGCTCGCAGCGCATAGCGCAAGTCCGAGTCAGCGGTTCGGGTTTGTACCGTCCAATCGCTAAAAAGCCGCCCTGTGTTAGCGGCCTCAAATGATCGTTTGCGTGTAGGTTTTGGCGGCTGTCGCTTGAAGATGTCTAATAATCTCATGCCGTAAACCTCACGCGAATGGTGGCGTTAGTCCCGAGACCTTTTGCAATTTGCTCGGCTCTACGCTCACGGGCGACCTCACCCTTCAACCGCTCGCGTTCGACTAACAGGTCGGCACGATTCCACCTTGAGAGGGATCGACCGGCGATAGAGTATGACGCAGCGGCAATGTTGGTCGGGTCTTTGAAATACGTTTCGATGTTATCGAGTGCGATCTGCGCGAACGATCTCGGGTCATCCGATGATGTGGCGCGGTTCGGCTCTACCTCGAAAACACCTTGATCAATCTCGATGCGAGCCGAATCGGACGTTCGGGTGATATACGCCACCCAATGATACCGTCCGGCTTCATAGTCGGCGGTAGTCGTGGAGGCGACGGAGACGGTGTACGCAGTTGTCGATCCGGTTGCCGAGATAGCAATCTTTTCGCCCGTGATTTCTCGTCGGGCAATATAGGAGAGGCTATAGGCTGATGATGGGTAGTCGGTCACCAGATCGGTGCGCTTCCATCCCCAGAGGTCACCGGCCTGTAGGTTGGTCGGTTCCCGCGTTGGGTAATTTGTCGAGTCAAATAGGTTAGCCATAGCCTCCCCTCTTATTTACTGAACGCTAGGCTCTTTCGGAATTTGAGCCTCGCCCTGTTCCTTGATCTTCTGAAACAATGGATATACGCCCTGCGATGTCGCGCAGTTCCCGAGAACCGCAAGAATCACATTGATTTCTTCGAGCGTTAGTTCCAACTTGATATTCATTACGCACTCCATGGAAGTGCCGGAGAAACCACCGGCGGGTTGATCTGGTTCTCAATCTGCTGCGCCACCGCAGCCTCTGTCGCGTCTTTATCCACGCCGTTTGCCCAAACCCATCCGAGGACGGTATCAAGGGTCAGGTCAGCGTACGGCACAAACGACGCACCCTCCACGACGGGCAGCGAGCAAGTGCTGTACACGTTGCCGGAATACTCGCCGTCTGCGCCGTAGCAGTTCCAATGCACGACCACAACGTAATCTTGATGACCGTCTACTGACGGGATGCAGTCCATTTGGCTCACTTGCCAGTTGTATACGATGCTCATTTATTAGTTCCCCTGCGGCATGGTTGCCCATGCGTTATTAGCAATGCCGAGATACCACGGCTCTGCGCCAAGTACCTCGTTGGCTTGTGGATCGTTGACCGCAAGTACGGTTCGCCAATACTTCTGCGAGATAACCTCGCCATCCTTCAGCACTTCGGTCGTTTTGCGGACGCCGATGCTGCCGTTGGACTGTACGTTAAACTCGCTAATAAAAACTCGTTCCTCAAAAGTCGCCATGTTTATCTCCTTGGTAGGACTGTCCGTCTGCACCGTCCGATGCAGATAATTAAGCCTGATAAGTCAAAGTAAACCAAATGTCTGCCGAACCGCTTGTTAAGTCAGACACCAAAATTGCACTACCGTCATTTAGGTTCAGCGCTGTTTGCCCGTTGTCGCCAAGCACTACAGTTGGCGGCGCTGAAATAGTAACGGCGCTTGTGAAAGCACTTCCTGTGAAGTATCCAGTTGCAGCCGCAATATCAGCGCTGGCAAATGGAAGGCCGCGAATGTACGCGACATTGCCTGCCGTTAACCCAGAAGTGTTGATGTTTACACACGCTGCGGTCACAGTAACGATGTTGCCAATCTTGGTGTAGTTTCCATATAAAACCGTGGCGCTTGCGTTACCAGCAGATGCAGCATCAGCGACTACAGGCGTCCAAGTACCTTCCTCATAATCGTCTAGGCTGTTCGCATTAGCCGACGCCACCTGTGTCGCGGGGAAGATAATGCCCACGCCCGCTGCGGCAGTTGTGGTGCCGCCCTTGAGGACATACGAACCAGACTGCGTGATGCGACCGGCTTCGGCTGTGGTCGCCGTGCCATCCGGTGTAGTTGCAAATCTAATATCAGTCGGGTTGTCTCCCGCGCCGTGCACATCAGATGCAACTGCTTCAATATAAGCGTGAAGTGTTACCGCATTACTTGTCGTGTCATTGCCATACCAAGAAATTGTGCCTAAGCCATTTCCGGTGGTAATGGTTGTGTCATCTCTAAAGAATCGCAGGGATGGATCACCATCTACTCTTTGGATAGAAATGGCTCCGCTGTTTGCCGCGATTGACGTAGTTCCGCCGACCAGCAATTCTCCCGCCGAGGTAATGCGGGCGCGCTCTGTGCCGTTGGTTTCAAGCAGTATTGCTTGACTACCCAACGCGCTAATAGCCATTCCAGTTGTGCCTTGCTGGATTTGACTACTCAGCCCTGCGGTTGTTTGTGTAAACGTCAGACGCGCATCGGCCGTAGCAGCGCCGCTTAAATGCAGTTTGCTTAATGGACTCGTCGTGCCGATGCCGACGTTGCCTGACTGACTGATACGCATCCTCTCGCTCATCGTCGCAACAGTTCCTGCTGTTCTTGCAGCAGCAGAGTCTGTATAGAATTTAATTCCATCAGAACCAAAACTGTCTAATTCAATAGCAGAGGTGCCAATCGTTCCTGTATACGAATAGAGAAAATTAGCGGCACTTGTGTTGCCTTCTACTCCCGCACCAAGAATGAGTGAACCTGACGAATACTCTGTCCAAATAGTTGAATATTTGGCTGTTCCAGTTGACCCACCCCAAGTAATTGCCTTGGCAGATGTTCCGTCGCCTAAATCAAGCCGCCCTTGTGGATTTGTCGTCCCGATGCCGACGTTGCCGCTGCTGTCTATGCGGAGACGCTCTGCTTCATTACCACCAGATGAGGCAGTCCAGAACGTCAATTCCGATCCGCCGCTGGTTGCTCCAGATGCAATGCGACTAGTCGTTGAAGCCCTGTCAATAACTAAACCATCGTAATTGAACGAGTTTGCGCCACCGGATACAAGAATTGCCCCAGAAACAGATAGTTTCTCTGCCGGACTGCTCGTGCCGATGCCGACGTTGCCTTCGCCAGTAATAGCAAATTTTTCTGATTCAACGCCGCCAGTTGTTGTGGCTACACGAAAACTTGCAATGCGAGTTGCTGCGCTTCCATAGGTGCCGTCTCTTTGCGCGTAAATACGAACGCCGTTGACGTTATTGGCTACGTCAAAACTAATGCCGGTGGTTTCGCCAGTCGTTCCGGTCGCCGTTAAGTTTCTAATCGTGTTGTCAACGCTAGTGGCCGTGTTCGCCACGCTAAACACGCCATCAACAATGTCCAGTTTTGCAGTCGGACTGCTAGTGCCGATGCCGACGTTGCCTGCCTGTGTTATCCGCGCTACTTCTCTGACGGTTGAGGTGTTGTCTGCGGTCGTTCCAAATGTAATATCTGTCGGGTTGTCTCCGGCAGCATGATCACCTGATGCAGCGGACAAAATGTAAGTAAGCGGCGTAACAGTATTTGTAGTCGTGTCATTCCCATAGGCGATTAAGCCACCTATTGTATTTCCCGTAAGGACTGACGTATCGTTTCTAAAAACGCCAATGTATCCGCCGGATACACTTTGCACCCCTAGTTGACAATCAACTGTTATTCCTCCCGACAATGCAGGGAGCGTGCTTGTCCCGCCAACCAGCAATTCTCCAGCCGCCGTGATACGCGCACGCTCTGCGGAATTGGTGTAGAACGTCAGGATGTTGGAAGCACCTGCAATCGCAAGCGCGGATGAACCCCATTGCAAGTTTTGCGTTGAGGCTATGTTGATGCTCCCGTTGACATCTAACTTTGCCCCCGGACTGCTCGTGCCGATGCCGACGTTGCCAGCAAAGTAGTTGTTAGCCGTGCCGCTGGCGTAGATGTTCCACTTGTTTGAGCCGCTGGAGACAGCACTAGTAATACCGTAGTTGTTTGTGCCAGCAGTTAAATCATCTACATAAATACCTTGCAGACTGGTGATATTTGACCCTGCGCCTTTGACCGCATCACCAGTATAAATTTGACGAACCAAATTAGCCGTGTAAGCACTTGCCGCTGTTCCGGCAGCAATGGCTAATCCATACACTGCTGTTGTGCCAGATGATGTACCAACAGGAACTAAAAAAGCACCGTATTGCGATGTGCCAGTCAACGCATTTGATGTGAGCCTTAATCCTTGACCAGCGTTGCCCGCACCGCCAACGCCCATGTACCCGTTCACAGTCACAGCATCGGCAGAGGCATTGCCAAGCGTAGCGTTACCGTCCACCGTCAACGCGCCAGTCGCGGAAAGCGTAGTGAACGCACCGCTCGATGCGCTGCTCGCGCCTACCGTCGTTCCGTCAATCGCACCCGAGTTGATGTCTACGTTCGTCAAGCCCGCAGCAGCAGCCGCGCCGACGATAGCCGCCGGGGTTGCTTTCTTGGTCTCGGTTGCGCTCGTATCGACAATCGGCAACACATCGGTTGCGGTAGCGATGTCAGCCTGTGCGAGTGACGTTAGTGCGCTGATCTTTTTATCGGCCATGCGTTATCTCCATCCGTTCATCCACCCGCCGCGAATCGGTGCGGGGCGGCGTAGCGGTTTCTGCGGTTGAACTGTGACTTCCTTTTCTATAACTGGTTCGACTTTGCGGTTCGGCAGTACCATCGGGCCATGTCGCCCTATAAAGGCGGCATAGGCGTAGACAAGACAGTCGAGGGCTTCCGTTCGGCTACCGCTAGATCGCGGCTTATATGACCTTACGCGCCGTCCCTGCACCATCCGATAGATCAATGTCTCGGCGGTCAACTGGTCAAAATAGACCTCATCGACCGATGCGGGAAAATGAATATATCCCGCACCCGGTTCGTGTATCCGCTTCAGCCTTCCGAACAAAACGTCCTTTGCGGTATCCACGCCAACTATAAAAACCTGCGCCGAGGTTTTCCCTGCCCGTCCCGCTGACTTCGGCCAGATCAACCGACCGAATCCACCGGCTCCCTTGATTGCCCAGATGCGCCGAGACTTTCGTCTCGCGGCGTATCCGTAGACTTGTTGTGTAAAGTGACCGCCCGAGTCGATAGCCGTAGCCTCGATCAGCAGCGACCGCCCATCGTCTGTCTCGCGCTTACGAGACAAGAATCCATCGAGATCGTTCCATAAAGAGTCAGAGCCGGGGTCGCCACGCAGTACAGCGTGTTCGACAACCCACATCTCCTCATCGCGTCCGTAGCCGACAACCGTCACCTCTAGTCGGTCATCCTGTACGTCTACTCCCGCCGTCAGCATCAAGACTGACTGCGGGATACTCTGTGCGGTGTACTGCTCGCGTCGACCCGCTAAGCCAACCGATTCGACCTGCTCTCCTCGCTCCTCGAAAGTCTCCCCGAGTGCGGTATTGATCCAAGTCTGCAATGTCTCGGGAAAGCGTTTTGCCTCTACGAACGCAACCGCCATATCCGACCAAGTTGTCCACGGCGAATAGAGTTCGGAAATATGAAACGATGCTATCCCTCGAAACTCTTTAGAGCCTCGCCACTCACCGAGAGCGAGCATATCGGCTTTGTCTGCCTCGTTTAGCAGGGCAGAGCAATGAACGCAGACATACTCGGCCAACTCGGGCTGACCGTCCGGCCATTTCACTTGCGCCCAGACTAGCCTCTGAAACTCTCCGCAATGCGGGCAGGGGACATAGTAGAACCGCTGATCACCCGACTCGAATCCTGCCTCGATGCGGCTTGACCCTTTGATCGTCGGAGTTGATCCGGCCAATACCTTACGGCTCCAGAATGTCGCGGTGCGTTTGCGACCGAGAGAGATAGGATCACCCTCCGTCCCTGCGCTCGCCGGGTAACGATCCACCTCGTCGAACAGCACGATTCGG